TGTCCTGGTATTACATGAAATTTTAACCCTTCGTTTTTCAAATCTTGTAATTGTTCAATTATCCAGGCCTCAAGAAAGGAACTGCTCTTTGCCCGATGAAAAAAATCCCCAGCGCAATATATATCACAATTCTTTTCATTAGCTGTATCAATAAGAAATCGAAATTTCTTTTCCTGAGCCTTCCAGTAATCATCTGTACGGGCATGGGGAATAGAATCCCGGAGATGTAAATCGGCACAAGCTATAAAATTATATGTTTTCATATTCTCCTTAATAAGAATAAAATATCTTCATCCTGAGTCAGAGAAAATCTTATCAATAAAGATCGTTTGATCTTGTCTTTTGCTTTCTCTATTTTTTCGGCATCTTCTGGTTGCACAGTGGACAGGTCTCCGGTGTAAGTTTATCAAGCATTTCTTTTTTCTTACTATATTTTTTTCTCATGTCCGATAATTGAATTTTTAAAGTTTCAATTTTTCTTACCTGAGAATTTAAAGTCTCATAAGAATCATTTAGTTTTTCCAGTTGCTCTGTTTTCTTTATATAGGAATCAATTTCTTTTTCTGAAGGATAATTCTTTTTATTAGCTTCAATATCTTTCTGTATAGATTCAATCAGCTGAATAGATTTAAAGAGAGATGTATATTTATCCTTTAAAGAAATAAAGAAATTATTTTTCTTTTCCAGGGCTTTCAGATCGATTTCAAAGTCATCAATATAATCATATTTTTTTAAACTCTCTTCTTTCTTCTCAAGATCATAAGTCCGGGATTTTATTGTTCTGTTTAGATCATTCTTTTTTGTTTTTACATAAGACTGTGCCCGGTCGATAGCTTCCCAGTTTACAATCTTGTTCAAATACTTTGCTACTTCCCCCGGAGTATTAAGCAACAGGAAAGGTCTGTCCAATTGATATTGAGTATTTATTTCATCAATGTTCAGTAGCTGAGCAACGGGTTCCGGGACAGTGGTACCAGGAGCCTCTAAAGAATTTGGGGTAGTAGAAATTCTATAACAATTATCTTTAGCAGATTTTCCTTTTTCTCTTACTACTTGAAAATCATTTTCTAGTGTAAGAGCAACAGAAGTATCACCGCCCCAGTGACTGCGGAAAGAATCCCCCAGGGGTCTGTTAGCAAGTAGCCATTTCAAGGCGCGGATTATTCCTGACTTTCCATTATCCGTACTGCCAATAAAAACATTGACCCCTGGGGAAAGTTCTATGTCAGTATGCTCATGGCTTTCAAAATTTTGAATAGTGATAGAAGAAATCATAGTTACCTTATAATTAAATGCTTTTCTAAAACATATTTTAAATCTTCTGCAAACATAGGTGATATATTCCCTATACTTATCATTTTTTTGCAAAAACAATCTATATCAAATTTTATTTTTTCTTTTAATAAATTTGGATCTGATTTTATACTACCAATATATTTATCTTCCATGTAGGATAAAAAATCAGAGAGATTAGTATAAGAAGACCTTTGCTTTACTACTAATTCTGTTTTAATTTTAAATATGTTATTTAGCATCTTTTATCTTCTCCGGGAATAATATTTTTCTTGCCGACTCCTTCGCAGTAGAGCTTGAATATTTTTTAGTAAATAAATTATGCCTCTGCTTCTTTCTCAGTCTTCTTCTTTGCTTTCTGTTTAAAAAAGTATTATGTATTGGAGCATTACTTGCCATGAATAAGTTCCTCCATTATATTAAAAAATACATTGGCGTCTAAAATAACAATAGGGACATTTCTGTTTTTCTTATGAATTAAAAGCCAGTTCCGAGTTGGGCTTGTATTTGTTTTAGCTTGTTCAATATCTTTATAAAGATTTATTTTTTCTGTTGCTTTACATTCAACATCAAATAGAAATTGATCTTTTGCTTCCATTCTTAATACTACATCAGTTCCTGACTGTCCCATAAGTCTTGGTTGAATCAATTTTTCATCTTCGTATCCCCATGGAATAAATAATAATTTAGAAATCTGTTCACAGGCCCATTTTTGAAGGTTCCTTCCTTTTGCCTTTGCAGAAGATGTTTTCATGTTCTCTCCTCAATTTCTTTTAAATTGGCTTCATTTACCATTTCTTTTTCCTACCCGCGCTGGAAATTGAATCCTCTATTTTTTCCCATTTATCAATTACTTTCTGAGCCAGTTCCTTTTCCAGGTTGTTACTTTCAATATGATGTATTAAGCCTTTCAGGGAAAATTCATTATTATCCCACTGAAATAATTCACTTTCCACTTTTGCTTTATGCTTGCCCAGGTCTGTATATAAATTATATAGGTATAAAATATTTGTTCTGATATTATCTACACCATAATCAAAAAGGATTTCCATGTATGCTTCCCGAAATGGTTTGTCATTTCCTATCTTTGTAATTCTGGCCTTTGTAGTAATCCCATATACACGTCCTTTCTTCCGGTGCTTCTCAGTCTCAGCTAGCCATATAATAAGAGAAGCCATGTGATCCAGAGCCTTACCCCCGGTTCTGTAATATTTAGGCCCGTAAGTAACACCGATATTTTCCCGGACTTGTGATATAATAATAAGAATACATTTTTTATCTCTTATATCTTTCATTCTTAACCGGAAAAATTTCCCCAGGTTTTTAACTTTCTCCAGGTTGTAAGTTCCTTTATCTTCTTTGTCCTTATCCCTTTCCATTTCCGCTTTACTGGATAGCATATCAAAGCAATCCAAAACATAGATAAGGGTTTTTCCTTCAGGCAACCGGGATAATTTACTTTTTAAATTTCCCGTGAAATCCTCTATGGTATGACTATTGATCTGATCTTTTTTTATAATATCAATTCCATAAAGGTCTCTGGTGTTAAAGGAATACCTGTTTTCAACATCATCATAAAACCATTCCAGCTTATTTCCTAATAGTCGATAAGCAGCAGCAATAAATTCAGAAGCCAGGAAAGTCTTACCTGATGAAGAGTCCCCGACAATATTAGAAATTTGTCCGATAGAGACCCCTCCCGACAAAGCGCAGTCCAGCGGAGTTATGCTTGTCGGGAGGGTGGGGATTAAGGGTTTTGATCTGGGTGTTCGGGCAGATTCCTTCACCTGTTCAACAATCTTTTTTCTTGTCTTTTTTAGATGGTCTGCCTTGGTTTTCATATGTCAATTCCCCATTTAAAACTTTTTGTAGCATATCGGAATAAACTTCATAGCGTCCGGCGATCTTCTTTCCGATCTTGAAATCCTCTATCCATGTCCGGATTGTCTCAGTAGACTTCTTTGCCTTCTTTGCAGCTTCCGGGACTGTTAATTTAATCCTTTCCATAGGCTTCTGAACAATCATCCCAGAGTTTGCATTTTGAGCAATCTTTTTGGTATTCATCACAATCTTCTCCGAATTTATGCCCACTAGGACATTTCTGTTTTCCTTTTTTCTTTGAAGGCGGTTCGTCATCATCGTCATCATCAGCAGGTTTTCTGCTCTTCTTTTTTACGGAAGATTGTTTTGGTTTTTCATCTTCATCATCGTCCTCATCAACAGGCTTCCGGGATTTCTTTTTAACAGGTTCCTCCTCATCATCATCGTCATCATCTTTGGAAACTGCTTTTTTAAATCCTTTGTCCAGATCATCATCATCTGAATCATTGTCCTCATCTTCTGAATCTTTATCTTCCTCCGACTCTTCCTCATCATCATCTACTGGCTTTTTAGATTTCTTTTTTACTGGTTCATCATCGTCATCATCTGTTTCTTCTTTCGAGGAAATCCCATATAAATCTTTTTCCATTTCTTCATAATCCGGGATTACCAGCAAGGCATCCAATGAAGGAACTTCATCAAATATTTCCGGGTCAACAGGTTCCCGATCTTTGAAGCGGAATCCGGTAGGCTTGTAAGTTGTATTTTTAAATTCACCTTCTCTTTCTTCCCCGTAAAAAATTATAGCTTTCCCTTCATCCGGGTCGGCAAAAGGAATAACCCCTTCCCCGTCAGTATCTCTTTCAGCTTCGGCTAAAACTTCTTTCAGAAATTCCCAGTGGCTTAAATCAAGAAGATAAAATTTATCATCATTCTTCATTAAGTCCTGAATGATGAATACTTCCCTCTGCTGTGCCCGCATGTCTTTTACTTCCTTGTCTTTGTAGGTATATTCTTTTGAATCTACCATCTTTTTTATTTCTTTACAACCGGGACAGGGCTGATTAAAAGTTTCTTTCATACAAAGATAATTTCCTTCACTTTCTCCGAAAAAGCGATGTACAAATACAGCCAGCTTGTAATCTGTCTTTCCTTTCTCCCGGCCTTTGGGGTGATTGTCTGTAGTGATTCTGTATTGAAGAATCCCGATTTTGTTTTTGTCTTTCTTTACTTTGTAGAATTCAAGATCAGGGTAATCAGACAGGTCAAGATAATTTGCTCTATTACCTCCGCTGCCCTTATCCTTATTTTTGAAATCGTCTTCGTATACATCGGACAATTTGTATTTTTCTTTTCCTGATTTATTTTTATTAAGAGACGACATTTTTATTTGATCCTCTTTTTAGATTTTTTATCAATAGCATCCATCTGATGCTTGTCTGCTGCTCTTTCCCTGATATTTTCTTTCGTGTCTTTCGGCTGCCGGGGCGTGGAATTATAATTTGCTAATTCTAATTGACACATATATTCAAGTGCTTTCTTTCGGTGATCCATTGCCATCTTATTAGCATTGTTTAACACTCGCGCCTCATGCTCTGCTTCCAGGTAATCTTCCATTGCCTTCGTATGTCTCTTGTCCATTATGATTTCATTAGCAATAGATTTCTCCGTGACCTTAGCTTCATTCATAGAGGCATTAAATCTGAGTTCCTTGTCAATCTCAGCATCAACTACTTTTAATGCTTCACTTGCTTTGTCCGCATCCCTTCGGGCTTCCTCAGCTACAGTGGCAAAATACCGATACATTGCAGGCTGCCTCAGCCACTCTTCATCAAGAGCTAATCGATCAATATTGTCGATGTCTTGAACAGTAAATTCTTTACTCATACTTTTTCTCCTCTTATATATTATACAAAATAAATAAAAAATTTAAAGAAAAATTTTATTTATTGCATTACTGATCTGAAAGCCGATAGTATCAATCCGGCTTTTCCGCTGTCATAATAATTATCAGTAAAATTTTCAATAATCATAGCCGATCGCAGAGCTGTTTTCTTATCCTTAGAATTTAAAGCAATGGTGGTAAAATATCCCAGCACAGCGCGCCGAATGGATTCAGGTTCTGCTTCTATACTTTTTATTATTCCTGCTATTTGATTCCATGCCCTTCCCTCGTTGAGGGCCCGGCATAAATCTATGACCTGCTTCTGGTCTGTCTTTATAGATTGAATTATCTTGATTGCTTTATCTGCTTCTTTAATCCCGATAATTTGTTGCAACATTATTAAGGCTTGTCGGGGGATTCCTTCCGATTCCTCTGCTATCTTTTCCAGTACATCTATATTGATTTTTATTTTCCGGGGAGAAAGAACATTGTCCAGTAATCTCATTATCATCTTAATATTTAATTTATGAACCTCAAACCTGGAACATCTATTTAAAATAGTCTTGAGCAGTTTCTCCGGCTCCGTAGTACACAAAATAAAAAATACATGTTTTGGAGCATCTTCCAATGCCTTAAGCATGGCGTGCTGGAAATCCTTTGTAGTGGCATGAACCTCATCCAGTATATAAACTTTACATTTGCCCTGAAGTGGCTTGAAAGACATCTGAGAAATAATATCACGGGCAGTATCTATTCCTCTATTATTGCTCGAATTTAGCTCGATCCGATCATATTCAGAACATCCTAATTCATTGGCCACTATACGGGCCAGGGTAGTCTTCCCACAGCCCGTCAGGCCGGAGAATAGGAACGTATGTGGAGGGTCTTTCTGCTGTAATAAAGACTGTAAGGATTCTACAGTGTCCCGGTTTCCTATTATCTCATTAAAAGTTTTAGGTCTGAATTCAATATTATAAGCCATTGTTATTTCTCCTTTTTACTTGCAGGGCATTCTTTGCAATAACAAAAGGAAGGAATAGAAGCACTTCCTTTCTGTACTTTATAATGACCACATTCTAAGATTATTTTTACATTTGATCCTTGTGAAAAATGTCTTGTTTCGGTTTTTGTAACTTTTCTTTTAGGGTTTTTCATATTTTTATTTCCTCCATTTCTGCCCAGTTCCCATTCACATCAGAAATTTTTGCATCTATATTCATAGGCACGATAATCCATTTCCAATGCTCCAGTAAATCTATTGTACTGATTTTCCGGATAATAGGAAATAGCTTTTTCTTTTCTTCCGGGACAAGATCAAATATCTGTGAGTCATGTATCTGTCCCAGGATAGTAGTATCAAAATTATTTTCAGGTAAATATTTTTGTAATTGAATTAAGCTCCATAGCAGGCAATGAAATGCCGGGCCCTGAATAGGATAATTGGCAACTTGTTTCCTGTCTAAATGCCCTGAAATCTTAAATCCGGTTACTGTATATATTACTCCGTCTTTTTGAAACTTTTTCCAGATGTCTTTTTTCCATTGATTGTAAACCCGGAAACGCTTATTCCAAAAATCATCTTCCACTTCCTGAACATGTCTTTCCCATTTAGAATACTTACTAAAAGGGATTGAGCCTTCAGGAGAATTTTTCCAGAGTGCTTCAGCTGTCATTACATAATAGGAACCATAGAACTCAGCAAAAACAAAATTGTTTTTAGCGGCATATCTTTCATCTTTGCTGACTTCCTTTTTTATAAATAATTGCTTCGCTACATCCCGATGCATATCGGAAGTTGGGTCATTTATATATTTAATCATTACAGGGTCTTTATGGACACAGGCTGATACGCGTACTTCCATTCCGGAATAGTCCACTTCCAGTAGTTGCCGACCGGGGGAAGGCTTTATTCCTGACCGGGTATACTTCTGTGCTTCCTCGTCATGCACCGGGACATTCTGGAAGTTCGGCCCATCTGAACTCGATCTATAAGACTTGACCAGATTCAGATTGAAAGAAGGATTCATTTTCCCATTAAAAGAATTTCTTAAAAAGCCTGTCAGGTAAGTTCCTTTTATTTTATCCAGTTTTTTAAATTGTAAAATCTTATCTGTAAAGGGGGTTGCTATTTTCTTTAATACTTCCTGATCTGTAGATTCATTATCCCCGCCTTTTGTTTTCTTGATGGAATTATATCCCAGGTCAATAAATAATAATTGTCTCAATTGATTGGAGCTATTAAAATTAAATTCCCCTTTCCAGTTTTCTAATTCTTTACTAGCAAGAATTTTTTTAGTGAGAAGGTTTTGTTTTTTAGTAATATCTTCAATTGTTCTTTCATAATACTTAGTATCAATACAAATTCCCTTTTGCTCAATACTGGAGAAGGCTTGCTGTCCTTCCATAAATAAATTAAATCCTTTTATGTTTCCTTTTTCCAGGCCCTGATCTAAAAATAATCTGTAGGAAAATATAGTATCCATTCCGCAATATTCTAACATTGAATCAAGTGGAACTTCCTCCATCCGGTTAAATCCATAAGAGTCATCGCCAACTAATTCAATAAAGTTTTCTACTTCTTTATTATAACTAGATACTCCGTAATGAACATAGGTCTGAAATTTTAATCCTGTTATTCCGGTCTGAAGGTCTTCACAATGGGCAGCAATCATTGTATCCCAAATCCAACCTTCAATATTACAATTTAAAATTACTGAACTCCATATATTTTCAAATTTGATATTATGCCCGATCTTTTTAATTTTGGGATTCTTCAGGAACTTTTTTAATGACAACATAAAACTTTTGTCTTCATAGAAGATTGGGAAAGCTGTCGCGCTTTCTATTCCAGTAGACACTGCCATACATAATATCTTATGCCCTGGGGCTTGGGGCTTCTTTCCGGTAGTCTCAAAGTCAATAGCCATAGGAGTCAAAGAAGTTTTCAATGAATCTAAAAATATAGAAGCTTCTAATGGCTTTGTTAATTTAACAACATTTGTTTTTATTTTCGGAAATTCTTTGTTCCAGTCAAACGCTTCTCTCAATGCTTTAATAAAAATCTTTCTTAATACAATATCATCTTTATTATAGTTCAGATATTGGGGGTGATTATTAGGGAATATCCAACATCCCAAATCCTGATCCGGGATCTTCCACCCTACCCACTTTTCAATTCCTTTGAGGTCTTCCTTTTCACCTATGAGGGATTGAAGAGGGGTCTTGCCAAGTGTAATTATCTTTTCGGGTTTTAATTCCTGAATAGTTTTGAATAGGTTAGGTCGGCAGTAATTGATCTGCTGATTTGTGGGGGTTTTATTTCTCCCCCTGTCATCTATTGATCGGCATATTATCGCGTTAGTAGCAAAGCAATCTCTCCTGAAATCAATTCCTATTTCATCGAGACATTCCCAAAGAGTACCTCCAGCTTCAGCTTCTCTTACAAACTGCATTCCCTTTTCATCTTCTTTCCGGCCGGGAGCTTCCCCGATAATAAGAATATTCTTTTTCCCCCTTCCAGTCACTTTCATTTTTGGGGTTCGACATTTCTTGTACAATCCGCAAGCCTCACAGGGATTAGAAAATTCCTGAACTTTCTTTTTGCTGGTAGATTTCCGGGGCTTTTCTTTTTCTACAAAGAAACCTTTCATTTTATTATCTTTCCTCCGGATTTTTTAAATAATTCTCTTTTATGTCTTTTCTTAAATTCTTCAATACGCTTACAAGCTGCATTATAATAATCCTTATCCAACTCACACCCGACATATTCAAAGCCCTCTTCTATACAGGCTATAAGGCTTGAGCCACTGCCGACATGACTGTCAAATATCTTGTCGCCTTTCTTGGCGTAGTTTATTAAAAGCCAGCGGTAAAGGGCAACGGGTTTTTGAGTGGGATGAATCTTAGTCTTGCCTTCATGTGAATTTAAATAATCAAATCCTATCCATCCATATTTAAAATATTTCAATACCTTATTAAATGAAGTCCATATTAACTCACCATCTGAAAAAGTAGGCCCTTGTGTTTGATGTTCTTTTTTATGCCAAAAAATCCATCCTTTAGATAAAGGTAAATTAAAATAATTTCCACCACATATTATTTGATTTATTGAAATTCTGAATAATTCATCAAAATAAATTTTATCTGGAATTTTATAATCCCAATTTTTTTTATCATATAATTTTTTATTTTTATCAAATCCTCTTTTCGTTCCACCCCTACCACATATTGAAAAATGACCATCAAATCCTATCCCATACGGCGGATCGACAATCGCAAGCTTAAAATATTTATCTGGTACGGTCTTCATGTATTCCATGCAATCACAATTTAGGAATTGATGGATTGGATTGGTTTTCATTTCTCCTCTTCTAATAGCATCATCAAATGAGAAAAGTTTTTCATTGTAAAAATTATTTTTCTTCCGTCAGTAAAAACTTCAGAAGACAGTTTTAATATTTCCATAAAGAAATAAGGATTTATTAGAAAGGAAATATTTTTGTCTGTATCAATTTTAATATTGCTTTCAATCCATCCTGTTTCATTCTCGGCCCGGCATTTCATTATTCCTTTATTGATAGAAACTTTTATTTTTTTATCCAGTAAAAAATCCCCCTCAGCCAGTACCGACACCAGCGATATGGTTTTGCTGAGCTCTTCCGGAAGTGTAAATTTATCTTTCTTTTTCGTCTCGAAAAATGAAGACACGTCTGGATATTCTTTACAATCCATAATCCGGCAATGTATTATAGATTTATCTTCATTCCGGAAATGAACCATATTTTCTTCTAAGAAATAATAATTGGTTTTTTGATTAGATAATATTACAGCTGAAGGAAGTGGCAAAAGAAAATTTTTCATACTTTCTTTCATGTCATATAGACTGATACGGAAATTGTCCGTAGATTGTATCGTATTTCCGTCTATATATACTGCATTAAACTGTTCCATTGTTATATCTTTAGACGCGGAAAAGATACAAAGTTTTACCCCCTTGTTAAAATGATCCGGAGCCTTTTCCCACTTGGCTTTCATCTTGAGAGCTTTTATCATTTCTTCATTCCATTCATAGCTGCTTATCTGTGCTTGCACCCCGGAAGTTTTTATCAATAAGGAATTTTCCTTGGAATGGAAAATAACTTTTTCTGATTCTATTCCGTTTATTATTTTTAAGGTTTCCTCAGATGGCACCATAATTTGTATTCCGGATTCAAAAGGAATCTCCAGGGAATAATTTTTATTGATAACAATTATTCTATCATTATCAAAAATAAAACTCTTGTAAATCTCTTCTGCGTCCCGGCTGGATGTATGTTTATATGCTGAATTTAAAACTTCTTTTAATTTAGCTGTTTCCATATTGTCTCCTATAATGTTGTATATATATTATAAACCATTTCTGGATTAAGTCTCATTTTAAATTTGTATAAATCCGGATTGTCTAAGCTCCCCCCGTCATTTACTTTCTTTCCGGAATTTAATATTTCCGGATCGGTGTAAAATCTATATCTCATATATTCACTCAGGAAAGGGATGTTCTGACAAAAACAATATCGATAATTTATGAACATATAATTTTCATCCCATATATTAACCCCATAGATATTATCATTGTCAAATAAAAATCTTTTATTCTTTCCGTCTGTTACATATTTCAGAATTACATCGTCATCATGTATTACTTCATCTGCTTTTCTATTATTTAGCCAACATGACAAGGCTTCTAATCCCCCCTGAGCCCCGAAAAGCTCTTCATAAAATAAATTTTTATTTACGGGAAATTTTTTTATATTCTTTCTAAACACAGTCCACTTTCCCCCGGATAAATTTAAAAAGGCTTTAGGGTCATAAATGAAATTATGATCCAGAAATTTTTCTTGACTCCTTTCTTTAAAAGGAAGGGATGCCCAATAAGGAATAACTGGAAGAATGGGAAGAGAGGGCAACATATTTATTCCTTCAGAATCCTGAATTCTTATTATTCCCAAATCGTCTTCTATTTCTTCCCATCCAGCCTTTTCAAAATATTCTTCACTACACCAGAAGTTGGGAACAATTTTATTTTTTTCTAACAGTTGTAGATACATTTTCTTTTATCAACCCCAGATTACTTGAATTAGAAGTCTTACTTTTGTTAATACATTTCTCTCCCTGCTGCGCTTTAATTCTTTGTATTAAAGCCTTGCTCACTCCCCCAGTCTTTCTGCTTTTCCCCCCCATTATTTTTCCTCCGTTAAATAGTTAATCGTGCCCAGGTCATCATACAAGCACGTGGCAATAAATCCGGTCATGTTCATTTTATCTCCCTGAAAATAAACAAAGCCCTTATCAGATATTTGGAAATCAATTTTCTGAACGAAAGTAAACAGCCCCAGAAAGTCCCCTGTGCGTAGTCCTATGGCAGACGTGTTCTTGATTATCTTATCCGAGTGAAGTTGAAAGATCCCTTTGGATTCTTTCTTTTTCACATTGATAAGGGTTCCTGTAAATATGTCGCGCTGTACCAGTTCAAATTCCCCTTTCTGCATTATTATTTCTACATGAGACAAATTCTCATCCAGGACTTCCTTCACTGAAGAAGTGATAGTCACCTGATTACACTTGTCCAGACTGGCTTTCATTTTCTTATACAATAGATTCATCTTTTTAAAAGACATATCTGGAGTGCGGCAGCTTTTCTTTCTTTCATATTCTTCATTCCCGGAAATGAATATGATCTTTCCATTCTGTTCCTCAAACTGACTGGACTCATAATCATTAGCATAAAAAGAATAATCTCCGGGAAAAAGATTTTCCTTTATTTTAAAATGGATTAAGATAGTAGAATCAGCATTGACTATTATTACCTGATCCCCACTACAACATATTATATTTTTAGATCGGCTATTCTGTTCCAGTGCTACTGCTAAGGCAAATAAATTTTCTACATAAGATTTGATTTTCATTTTATTATCTTTCCTCCGGATTTTTTAAATAATTCTCTTTTATGCCTTTTCTTAAATTCCTGAATACGTTTATCTGCCTCTTGATAATAATATTTATCCGTTTCAAAAGCAATATAATCATATCCTTCCTCGATGCATGCACAAATTAAAGATCCGCTTCCCATATGAGTATCTAAAATCAATTGCCCCGGTCGGGCATACTTTTGCAGACACCATTTATATAACGCTATGGGTTTTTGTGTAGGATGAATTTTTATTTCTTTCTCTTTTAAATTTTCTTGAAGAAAACCATTCCATAAATATCGAAATATTCGTACATGGTTTTCCAAACCACAAAAAGCTATTTCTGCATCAGAAAAAGAACTGGTAGAATTTTTTTTGTCCCATATAATTCTCCCGGGTCCTATATATTTTATATGAAAATAATTTATTCCCCATATAATTTGATTAGCACTGACTTTTAATAATTCATTAAAATAATTTTGTTTTGGAACTTCCCATTTTTCTATGGACGAATAATCTATATATTTTTTAGAATTACCCCCTTTATAATAATTTTTTTTATTAGGTCCTGAAAAGAATGGGGGATCTACTATTGCTAATACTTCTCTATTTAATTCAGGAATAAAAGGCATTCCCTTCATACAATCTATATTATATATAGTATTGATTTTTAATTTCAATTTAAAATTCCTTCCACAAGTTCTTTTCGGAAATCTGTTTCTCTATAAGTCCATACAATCCCGTCTTGATCATTTCCATAGGCTTCAATTCCTTGAGCCCAATTTAGGAACCATGCAGCATCCCCCCGGAGATTCCATAATTGCTTTACATCAGCTTTTATATCCTCAGAAAGAAATCCTCCTTTCTTAGTTACCCATTTTTCAAAATCCCCCCATGTGGTGGGTTTTCCCTTTCTGCTTACGATAAACCGGATTGCGCTTGTTCCGCAGCCGTAATTAAAACCACCTTGAAACCAATCTCCCACACTGCAGCATATATCATCAGCATTAACAGGAACATTCCCCGCGTCAAACGTACTGCAATGAATTCCTTTCTCTTCAAAATATTCCATCATCTTTCCGAGCATGAAAGAAGATATGGCCTGAGCTTCACTGCTTAAAGAAAACATTCTTCTGAAATCAATATCAGCCTGAGAGAAGGAAGAATCAATTGAAGAACTATTTGCTGAATAGGAATATGTGTCCCATGTTATATGCTTCACCCCGGCTTCTTTCATCTTCCCAATATAATGATCCACCTTATCTTTTTCATCATTTATAAAAATCATAAAGGGTTCAATCCGGGCAATAGCTCTTATTCCGGCCCCAGTAATATTTTTCAAAGCCTTCCACCGTCTATCGAAAGACGGTGCCCCAGGCTCAATTCTTTTTAACAATTCATTATCAGAAGAAATAAGGGTGATGTGAACTGCACTCCGGGCCTTGTTAGAAGATAATGCTTTCAAATAAATATCTTCCCCCACCAGGTCAGACTTTGTATTGATCATTACTGGATAAGAATATTCAGATAAATATTTTAACAGTTGTAATGATATACCTTCCTTTTTTTCTATTGGGGCAAAATCCTCAAACCGGATTCCCAGCCTCATAGGTATTTCCATGCGTACAGCATTGAGCACCTTGTCTGTTAATACTTCTTTCTTTCCCCGGTATTTCATAACTCGGTCTAGTTCCTTTTTATATGATTCTACATTACAGTGACGAAATTTTATTTGATTTGGATTATCAAAAAAACTTGTGTACAAACTATATTTAAAATAATCCGCATAACAATACCGGCACTGAAAGGGGCAATGTAACCCATCCCATACATCTATGTTCAGGGGCATGGGACAGCTCTGCGCCCGAAGAGATACTTCCAGAAAGCTTTTTATTTCAGAAGTATCTAACAACCTTTCGATCTTCTTAAATTCCTTATCCTGAAGATGGAATTGTTGATAATTTTTCTTTCTCCCCTTTTCCTTCATTTTATTCTTTTCTGAAGGTTTGTAAAACTTAGAAACACGGGGAAGCAGTTTTTTTAATTCTTTTCGGTAATCCCAATAGTTCATTTGAATAGTCCTTTTTCTTTTATATCCTTCAATGAATACATTCCCGGCTTTTTTCCCTCAAACAATTTCTTTCCCTCTTCATAATCCCCGATTCCATCCCATGATTTTTCTAAAATAGAATATGAAAATCCAGTTTTTTTCATTATCTTTTTCCAGTACACCACGTTGAAGGTAGTAGGCTTCTTTACATTCACCCCGCAGCATGTGTTAGAGTCTTCCTGATAAGAACCGGAGTTGACGAAATCCGGGCAGCCTAATCGGATATTATATTTTTTAGCAATAGCAATGAGCTGGGGTAATATTTTTTTCCATTGAGCATCCTGATTCATAAACCATATTTTTTCAATGTCCAATCCAATATGATGAAGATTCTTTGCCACCCAATCATTTAGATGAAGATTGTATGTATTGTAACTTTTTATTTTACAAGTTTTTAAAAGTTTTATTATATCTTCAAAATCCTTTACGGTGTGAAATCCGGGAATGAATGGCTCCCCATTTACCCCGACATTCAAATTTTTTCTTTGTAAATGAACAGCGTGTTTCAATCGCATCATGGGGGGAGTGGTTGCCCCTTTCTCTAATACTTCCCAGTCCCGATCTAAGCCAGGAGAAATTACTGGCATTATATTTGCTTTCATAGATAAGAGAATATCTTCATCTGCCATTAAATTTTCCGTGAATCTAGTCTGAATAATTACATCCCAATGATACTTTTTAAGAATTTGAAGGGCTTTTCTTGTAACTCTCTTAGTTTTTTCCACAGTCTGATATGGGTCTGTCTTGTTCCCCACCCGGATTGTGTTCCTATTATGTATAGCAGTGGAGATAGATGCCCTGGGAGATGTATTTTTAATACCATTTTCCAGCTTTTTTCGGAAAAGTTCAATATCAAGTGGTTTTAAATCATTTCCCCACACGTGGTTGAGCCTTCGGAAATAACAATGATAGCAATATGTTAAACAGTTACCATATGTATCTAAAGTAAAGGAAAGAGGACAATATAAACTATCTCCCCGGATTCCCAATCCATTTTTTAATTCTTTCATGCGCCTATGTTCCAGAATAAAATATTTTTATTTTTGGGAAGCTTTTCGATATTTTCTGTTAACCATTTCCACGCCTTGAGATCATAATAAGGATTACAGGGAAAGGGACAATCTATTTTTACAAAATCCTTGTATTGATATCCTTCATCTATGATTTCCATTTCAATTCTAGTGTTTCCGGGATGTGCTATATTGGGTTGTAATATTTTATTTAATTTATTATAAACAGTTTCATAGCTTCGGGAATACCCCATATGAATTATAAAATAATTATTGCTATTAGTTAAATTAAATCCTTTCATCACTCCTGCTGTTATTGTACCAGAAGAAATAGAAATAATTACAATGGTGTCTTTTTGAAATTTTATCGGGGTATAATAAAAAGCCTCCCCACAATTCTCTTCAATGCTTTCCGGGATTTGTAAAGCATTGGGCATCATGTAACTATCTTCATGCATTTCTTTTAATTCTTTTTTTGCCTGATGATATAATATAGCACTGCGCCCGGCTTGTAAAGGAACAACCCCGGCTTTTTCTTCCTGACATTTTCTTTGTAAGGGCCGAAGCTTTATTTCACCTTTATACTTAGGATAAAAGACAACCACGTGCTTCCCCAAGTCTCTTCCTATTACGCTCACAGCCCACCCCGCCTTGCTGTGGAAGGTGTCCAACACCCCAATTACAGATTCTTTTCTCTTTTTTAAATGAGAATAAATTCCCCGTGCTTTAGAGAAAGAAATGCGATCAATGCATAAATCCTCTCTTTTAACATACACGGTTCTGCCTTTTATTTTATAAGGCACAATCGGGGTGTTGTTCCTGATTTCAATCATATAATCATGATTCCATCTTTATTTATTTTTGCCGGTTTTCCGAAGGGGGACCATTTTTCACTTTTACAATCTGACAGGATTGTGCTAATGGTGGCTGGTTTTTTATCCGGGAACTTTTTGGTCAATAATTCTTTTATTTTTTCCGGAGTGTATTTCTTTTCCTTCAGAAGCTTTTCCAATTCTTCTTTTAATCCGGGGCCTTTGGAAGATAGTGCCTTGGGTTTGAATGTTTTTGTTTCCTTGGAAGTAGGCTTCTGATTTTTTATTTTTATTTCCGCAAGCACATCAACTTCCAATTCCATTAAAACATCGTAAGTCTCCTGAGAAATGGCATCACTCTTTTCCAAAAGTTCCGCGGTAGCAATTATTTCTTCTGTTAGGTCTTCCGCAGTACTTCTGGATTTAATCTTAATGGGCGGATCGGGATTAGCAACTTTGTTTAATTCCATAGCTGCTCTTTTTAATACATCAACTGTGATCTTCATTTTACTTCTCCTTTTTAGTTTATATATTATTATACAAAACAAATAAAAAATTTAAAGAAAATTTATAATCCTTCAACATTTTTTGCCCATTTACTATCCAGGCATACTTTCCCGATGCTCCGGCATTCCAACACTATCACTTCATCATCCACATGAAATTCATCATCCCTTGCCACCAGCATACTCACTCGCATAATACTATTCTTTTTATCTTCCCGGCTCTGATTCAATGCCATGACGTGAGTGGCATGCGCCAGCTTTCTTATATCTTCAGCAATAGTATCTTCCTCAATATTCTTTTTGAATGTACTGCGGTCGGTTTGTGTAGCGGAAATCACTACACAATTCTTTTCCTGTGCTAGTCCCCGGAGAGCTTCCTGCGTAGCATTTAGTTTTTGTCTATGTTCTTTATCTCCTGATTCTGGGGACATGATGTCTGCATAATCCACAATAATAATATCAGGAATAAATTTATTATAATGCTCCAGGTTACTAAGATGTGTCTTTATATCCTTTACATTGATAGAGCCTGTGGGATAGCAGCAAAGCCGGAAAGAATTTCCTGATAACATTCCCTCAATCTGCTTTCTCTTTTTTTGAATAGCTCCGGCACTCAATCCTTTTTTAAATAATTCCTTGTAATCAATTTCATTTTCTTTAGTAAAGAAGGGAAAATGTTCAATGGTCTTTTCAATCCGGGACTCACCTAAAAAGTATTGATAAATTCTATTAAGCATTTTCTTTTCACTCATTTCCAGTGAGTAATAAATTATATTAAGTCCCCTCATCAGTCCCCGCAGCCCGAACTCAGCCAACCAGAAAGACTTCCCGCGCTTCATCGGGGCAGCAATCAGAATATAATCCTGACGGCATATTGTTCCGAACATCTTGCCCAGGTCTCCGGGAAAGTCAAAAAGGTTATCATCTTCAGCGAAAAGAATATTTAGAATATTATCCCGGACAATATCAATACCAATTGTCTGAGCCCTTTCTGTTCTCTTAAATTCTGCAATAGCCTTGTGTGCATCCTTTATTTTATTATTTACTAGTAATACAGAAAGACTATCTTTTAAAATTTCTACTTCCCGCGCCTGAAAATAAAGTTCTGCTTTATCAACTTTGTATTTTACATTATTAGCTTTCTCATACCGGGTGGAAAGCCCGGAAAGGAATTTTCCTATGAGTTCGATCTGTGCCGGGTCTGCTTTATTATCATTACAGTATGTATCATACATTCCCTGTATATCTGAGCCGGGGGCCTTTTTATATTTCTGATAATAATCAAAGCACCACTTGCTGACAGTCTTAGCAAAAGGGATTTGTAATAATTCCTTTTTAAATATGGGAAGTATTTCTATGGTGTACCGGGGATCAGTTATCAGTCCGGTAATTATTTCTTTTTCTACATCGACATCAATCAGTGAGTTTTTAAAGGCCATATATTATATTCCAAAACCTTTTTTCATATTTTCAAAAATTTCATTTTGTCTTTCAATAGTTATATTAGTTCTGTATGCCCCGTATTTGCATTTAGAATTTGCAGAATAAGATTTATTATGTTGTGCTCTTTTCTTTTTATTTTTTGCTAATTTTTTCTGCCTTAATTTTTCATTTCTCATTTTACTCCTACAAGAACATCCCCACACCAGTAATCGAAAGTCACCGGATAGATATTCTTTATTCTTGTATCATTCCAGATTATACTATTAAATCCTAGACCATCATTCATTACATTTACATCTACATATCGGACAAGTCCTGTTCTCTTATTTACCTTTACAAGCACCGCCATATGTCCGTTGTCTCCCACACGATTAAATATTATAACATCCCCAACTTCTATATCTCTTAAATATTTTCGCGGAGTAGTTATTCTTTTTAATCGATTCTCGGAATCTTCCGTATTTTCAAAAACAACATTACTTTCTAACCTTCTAAAAAATCTCCATGAAGCTGATGAACAATCATACTTATCAAATTTCATATCCCCATTTAATTTATACTCAGCATCAAAGAACATATCATTCCAGATTACTAAAAGCTCCTTGCCGGTTAAAGATTTATATTGGGCATAACTGACTTGCAATTTCTGAACGGCTTTTGGAATAGGTAGGGTGGTCTGATAATCTTTACAACTTAAAGAAATAAAACAGGCCCCCCAACCGACTAATAAAGACATAAGTATAATTGTAAATAGACGGATGTTCCTTGTTAAAGGATTTTTTTTATTCATCCTTTCCTCCTATGATGTTATATAATTTATTATTCCAAGATAAAAGAATAATAATATAAATCCGATTACAACCCCCAGGATAAGACAAATATATCTATCAATATTTTTCTTAAAGTGTTTATACTTTTTCATTTATTTATTCCTGTTCTTTTATCCGAATTTTTCCATAAACTCATCTGTTTCTTTTATTCCGGGTATATTATGAAATTCCTCTTCTGACATCTTTCCTCTGTTCTTATAAGCTCTTTCATTATCCCCCTGCTCCTCGGTCTTTTCCTGATTCATGGGCCGGGGAGGATGAGTAAATACATGTAACAGCCAACTGGTATTAGTCCGGGAATTATAAATCAATGTTGGCAGGTCTTTAGGAAGCCATTTCTTATCCGGGGGCCAATATCCTTCTATGAATAATTTAGGAAGCCTTTCAATACAGATTTTGATTTCCTGCTTAGTGAATTGTTTTTCTAATAGAGAAAATCGGATATGATTCTTTTTCATGAATTCAGGATTGATGTGATAATGATCTCCGAAGGTTCCGTTCTTTAGATGTTGTATCATGGAAGCAGCTTTCTGATATACTTTCTTTTCTGGGTTATTATGTTGTTGCAGCATAGAATATTTTTCTTTTAGGGAATTCCAGAGTTCTAAATAAATAGATGTTTTAAAAGTTTGAGTTTTCTTAAAACTCTTATCTATATCTTTAGATATAGACTTAGTAGAATAATCTTTGGTTCGAAGTTGACTTTGAGTGGGGGGGTCAATTTTAACTTTGAGTGGGTCAGTATTTTCTTTTATTAACTGGGAATAGCTTTTTTCTATAAATCTATAATATGTATAAGTTCCCTGAGCGCTTTTTTCTAAATAAAAATCCATTAAATTGCAATCCACATATTTTTTAAATCTGTTAGCTAGGGCAGCTTTAGCAATATTGAGGATTGGAATTTCTTCTAAGATAGTTTTATAATGAACCCAGAAATATCTAGCCCCATTAACTTCTAACTTTTTCATTTTTTCTGTATGGAAAAAATCGATTAAAAATCGAATAATAACAGCATCAGCAGAATCCAATTTCCATTCTAATAATTTTGATTGTTGCAATCCTTCTATTGTATATTTCATTTATTTTCCTCAGCAATTCTTTTCAATTCTTCTTTATCCATATTTTCTTTTATTGTTTCCAGGTGATAGGTTTCTGCATCTGTCAAAGAATCTATTTCTTTTTGGATTAAATTAACTATGACAGAAGGTTCCAATGCGTCTAGTTCCCAACTTTCCTTTCCATATTTCTTATAGTAAGAATGAAATCGGGAATCTGTAGACTTAGCAGGATTGGGTGGGGGATTATATTTTTTTATTTGATCATAATTTAAAGCAATTCTCCGGATATCAAAAGGAAAATCATCACCAACAAATAATCTTATCCGATCAGTAATATCACGGGACATATCTATTCCGGAAGGATCGTGATCCCCTAAGTGAATTATTATAGCTTCTTTTTGTTCATTTTCTATTCTCCGGGCAGCAGCCCACATTTCAGATTGACTTGTATACCCGCGGCAGGAAAAATAAGGAATATCATTATTTAAACATACTTCAGATATTACCCCTGATAGAGCATCCTTCTCAATCCAAATTTCAATATAATAGTTCTGGGTGCTTCTTTTATTTATTTGATATTGAAGTGCAGCTGATTCAATTATTTCAGAAGGGGAAGACCAATGAGAATTTGATTTAACATTTCTTGTTCTGTCTACAATAACATTCCAGTCAATCAATCCGGCTAGGCGGGCATCATTTATAATGCTTCCCAATTTATTATATTCAGCTTGCTTGTTAGGAATAATATCTCTAGATACGAACTGATAATATAATTGTCTTAATGTAAGATCAAATCCCGCATTCTGATATTCTGTTATTATCTGGTTAGCTGTTTCAATTATTATTAAAGATTTTTTATTAAATCTTTTTGAGATATATTGAATTTTCATTTCTTTTTCTCAGCTCTCTTTTTCTGTAGAATCTCATTCAAGCGGGATTTGACTTCGATAGTCAGCTTGGCAAAATCTTCATAGTAGGTCTTCGGGGTGGTTTTGACCCGCAAGCAGAATTTATAATTATCAAATCCATGTGAAGATAATTCCTGGTATTCCATTTCCAATACTTCTAATTCTTTATCCATTTGTTTCTCCTTTTATTTTAATAAAATATTCCTTTCTTCTTTTTCTCAAATTCAAGTATTGTAGAATTATCTACTAACCATCCTGAGCATGTAAATATTTGTTCATCATCATACGAAATAATTACTTTGCTGTTTTCTTTTTTAATAGATTTTATATTCTTATCCTTTAATAATTCCTGCTGAAAATATTGTAATCTTTTCTGCAATTGCTTTTCAGTAAATTTATAATTTACCTGATGCCTTGCATAAGTATTAGGAGTAAAGAAAGTTTCTATTTTCATAATTTATAATGCCTTGCCTGTCTAGTTCCAGGCTGCCAGGCTCTAAGGGAATTGCCTCTGTAAATCACCCTTCTTAGTTTAAATATTTAAAGTAAGTTAATTAGAGTTTATAAAATTTAATATATAGTTTTTTATTCTTTCAAGTCCATGTCATAGAAGACAGCCTCCTCATACCCCGGTTTATAATTGGTATTTTAATAATTATAATTTTTAGCCAAACTAATTAAGTAAATTTAATATATAATTGTTTTATTTTTGTACATGCCCTTTTTCCTTAGCTACCGCACGGGTCAGCAGACTACGACTGCCGGGGCAACCTCATAATAATCACCTCCTTCTTTTATTTTCTCTCCCGGAAATAAAAAAGCTTGAACAAAGTCCCCCACCCTTCCGGGTCTCACAAGGAGGAATTTATTCAAGCTTTCTTCTCATCTTTAATTGATCTTGTGAGGAACCAATTAAATTATTTTATGAATTCCCTGAGCCCTTTATTAAAAGGAGAGAGATGGGGCTCAGGGTTGATTCATATATGTTAAGTATCGTTCATGCCGGAGAATTTTTCCGGCCCGTCTATATATAATATATAGAATTAGAAAAAATATTAAAGTATTTTTTAATATCGTAGGAATTTTTTTCTTATTTCTACAATTTCCTTTTTGTTCATTTCTCCTGGATCTTTCACCCCATAATCATAAATGTATTCCACATGATTTATTAAAGCTGCTAATTGAAAGCCCAGCAGCCGGGCTTCTTTCTCTGCTTTCCTGTCATACATTATAAAAGCAGAATCCAAAATTCCGGATAAAAATAAAACCTGTTGGGGGGAAAAGCCTGTGCCGAAAGTAGCCAGGGCCCCCGGTCCGATCTTCCAGGTATCCAGAGGACCTTCTACAATGATTGCTCTTTTGTATTTAATGAAGTCTGAGCCATAACAAACGTGCTTATGATGTATGACTTCATTTTCAATAGAGCAGGACTTGTAACGTAATTCTGCACGGTCTGTAATATCGCGGGAAGTAAAAGAAATTATCTGTTCATCAATTATAATTGGAATTATTATTCTATGTTTATAAGGGCCATGCATTCCGGTTCCCTGAACGCCCCATGTTTTGATTATCTCATCAGGATCATATCCCCGGTTAATTAAATATTTCCTATGTGCCTTTTGTAAATCAGTAGTTCCTTTCGGAAAAATAATTTTATTGGCTTTTGGGACTTTCTTTCTTTCTTCCCTCATCACCGCAGCAACTTCATATTCATCCATGATCTTTCGGGCCTGCCATGGTGTGCAATCCAGTAGCAGGGAAAGAACCTGATCCATATGATGTCCTTTGCATTGCCAACATGAATAATATCCTTTAGTAATATTAAATCCGCCATGTGAAGATTTATCGTCACAAAATGGACACTGGATATTAATCCAGCCACGTTGAGTATTTTTGCCCTCAGTGAATACGGGAATATTATAATCATCCAGAAGCTGTTTAATATTTACCATTCTGAATATCCTTAACAGTATCCTTCTTTTTTTTATCCCAGAATCCTTTTATATATAACCAGATAAAAAGAACTAACCCTATAGCAGATAGTACAGCAACAGCACCCAAAACACCCATTATAATAGGTTCCATTTTACAAGCCTCTCTTTTTATTATTTTTCATCATCTTCTTAAGAAATTTCCCAAGTATTTCCAATTTCCATTTTCATAGCTCCTCTAAATCCCCGTCATTTATGACGGAGATGTTTTTTATTTTTTCTGTTACCCGGTCTGCTACTTCCTCTTCTACTGTGCCCGCAGCGAACACAATTTTTTGGATTACTTTACTCTTTGCCCCGGTTCTAGGAAGTCTTCCCAATACCTGTTTCAAAGTCTGCGCTGAATAAGTAGGGGAAATTAAAGACAACCTGGGATAATTTCCAAACTCATCATGTAGGTCAATACTTTCCCCCCCGGCCTGAGTATTTAAAATAATTATTCTTTCCTTTCCTTTCTGAAAAGACATTCTGTTTTTCTCTCTATCAGCAGCAGAAACTTTTCCTGTGATAATGCAATCAATTTTTAGTCTTTCAGATAAGGCTTTCACGCTTTCTTCAAAGTTTAAAAATATAGCAACACTCATTCCCTCTTCCACAGCATCCTCAGCCATTTCTACAAATGCCGGGATCTTTAATAATTCTATTTCCTGCCGGGCCCTGAGCCTTTCTACCAGGTGCTGCCCCTGTCCTTCTTTCTTATCCTCTTTTTTCCTGCTGTGTAATTTTTCCAATTCATAATACATATGATCATAAACACTTTGTATCTGCTTTGAATTTCCCATCTCGTAAGCATCAGAAATAATTAAATTCTCCGGGAACCCTTCTACTTCAGAAGTAGTAATGCGGTGCCCATGATGAGGAAAAATATCATTATGTACTTTTGCCAAATCTTTTTTTGTTCCTGAAAATTCCAATCCAAAGAATGATCTACTTACTCCGCGCTTGTAACACCATGAATAAAATCCCCTCTCATCTTTAAATAATCCTAAAGCAATTCCTAATGCATACATCTGTAAAGGATTATCCGCAATTGTAGCGGAAAGACAAAGAACATGCTTGGTAGCAGAAAGAACAGAAGTTAATAATCTGGAATTCTGAGTGTTCCTATTCTTACAGCGGTGAGCTTCATCAAATATTATAATACGCTCTTTTTCAAATTCCCATTTAAAATTTACTTCCTCATAAGGAATTTCATCATAGGTTAATCCGTCAGGGTTCTTTTTCTTTTTTATTTTCTGAATAGTAAAGGGCTGACAGAAAGGAGTATTTCCATTTTTGAATTGTTCATAATTACTTACAAATACTTTTACCCCGAATATCTTAGCAACTTTTTTCCATTTAGGGATTGCTGTCTTGGGAACTAAGATCATAGCAGGAAGATTAAAATATCTTGCTATTGCTAAGGCTGTATACGTTTTTCCTGCACCTGTGTCTGAGGCGTCTAGAGCATTTCCGGATTCTATCATATCAGAAATTAAAATTTTGGTATGGTCTATTTGAAAATTAAGAAGTCCGGAAGTATTCAGCTTTATATCTTTAATATTTAATTCCTGCTGTGTTACTTTTTCAGATTTAATAATGATCCATTTTCCGGAAGTCTTTTTAATAGAGATTCCCTGATCTTTCAATTTCTCTTTATACAGTCTCCAGATTCCCCAGAAGGATTCCGGGACAACTGCCTCAAAAGTTTGCAGTGCCCCGTCTTCTGTATAAAGAATCCTTCCGGGCTGAAATTTAATTTCTTGTAGGGCTTCCTGAAACATTTATTTATCCATTAGAAAAGTTAATATTTTTTTGCCTCTTTCATTCCACCATTCTTGTTCATTATGTTTAATAGATAAATCAATCTGGAATTGCTCATTAGACCATATTTCCATAGAATGAATTTCACATCCGATACGGATAAAAGTTGTTTCTGTCTCAGTATCAAAATATATATTGCAAGAATATTTTGAAATAATACATTCTATCCGAACATCAGAGTCTATCCGAACACCAGAGCCTATCCGAACACCAGAGCCTATCCAAACACCAGAGCCTATCCGAACATCAGAGTCTATCCGAACACCAGAGCCTATCCGAACACCAGAGCCTATCCAAACACCAGAGCCTATCCAAACACCAGAGTCTATCTGAACATCAGAGTCTATCCGAACACCAGAGCCTATCCGAACACCAGAGCCTATCCAAACACCAGAGCCTATCCGAACATCAGAGTCTATCCGAACACCAGAGCCTATCCAAACATCAGAGTCTATTTCAATTGATAGTTCAATCAACTTTGAATCTCCCCGTTCTACTTCAATCCATTCTTTTTTGTAATAAATTTTCATAAAATTTATCTCTCCTTTTATATATTTTGTAAAGCTATTTGAATCTCATTAAAGCAATTCAGAATATCCGTATATGTCCAATCTATATTTCGTATAGAGAATCCTTCCGGGTTGGAATTTAATTTCCTATAGGGCTTGTTGGAACATTATTTATTTCCTTTATTATTTTTCTTTCTTCTTCAGAAATTAGTTTTTTTAATTCTCCTGTCCAAGAATCATTTAATTTTTTTCTTCTTTTGATTAAAGGATTTCCTTCTGTATCAATTTTATTTTCATAGAATTTATGTTCTTTTCTCCATTGAATTCTTTCTAAATTTATTCTTTTTTTATTTTTTATGGCTATAGGGATTAATTTTTTGATATCAATAATTTTTCCAGAAATAAGCCAAGTATAGAATTGATGAAAAAAATCATCTTCTTTATCATAATCATAATCAAAAGGCTTGTAATGTTTTAAATAAAAAACTTCATGTTCTGTTTCATTTACAGGTTTTAAAGATATTCTTCCTAATTGTACTTTATTTTGGAGTATAAAAAGTCTATACCAATTATTTCCGACTTTTACTAATTTAAAAGAGTATAGTGGAAAAGAAATTTCTAATTTGATTTTAAATTCTTCTACATTAAAGATTTTCATTTTTACATCCTCTCCAGTGCCAGGCTTATCTCATTAAAGCAATTCAGAATATCAGTAAACTTCCAATCCAATCCCCGCAGATAAGCAGTCAGGCTTTTCTTTGTTATCTTATTTTTTCCGGAAGAAATAAATCCTGTATCCGTATTAAATATAATATCTATTATCTTCTGAGACTTCTGACTTAAACTTTTCAGCCAATCTGGATAATTTATCATCATATCTATCCGGGAATTTTCTATAAAAATATATTCCTGAAGTTCATCCCAGTCTTTTACAAAGTAGACAAGGAAGTTTTCAAAATTATTTTTCAGGCATGTATTCAGGTAGGTAGTAAAAGAAGCTCCACGATCCGGTTTGTATTCATTAAGACACTGGACAAAAGTTTCATTAGCTTCACTTTCCAAATCCTCTACCGGGACATGTGGGACGCGGTTATGATACTCTCTGATTTTACCTTTAATAGTTTTTTGGTTTGCTAAATACAGTTCTGTTGGGGACATATTATTTCTCTCCTTTATATATTATTTATTGTTACAAGTACATAATGGATCATAATATTCATCATGTGCTTCTTGCCAACCCTTATCAAATGCAATTTTTATTTCCTTATCTATCATAGTAGCAAGATTTTTAACTCCATCTTTATCTACAGAAGATAAATGAATATAAGGGAATTGTTTATTATATTCCCTAACTATTTTTTGACCTGTTGTTTCTGCCATATCTTTCTCCTTATATATTTTTTAATTCTTTTTTAAAGCATGACGGACAATATCCATGACTGATATTTCCGTACATTCCCGGAATAGCGTTTTCCGGTTCTATGTAAAGCCAGAACTTGAAAAATAAAAATTTATGCTTGAATTTCTTACAGACGCAACATTGAGTTACTAATTTCCTTCTCATATTATTTTCCTTGTGCATTACAGCGGGACTAATGCCCGCTTGACTCTGCATTAACTTATTGATAATGAAAAAAATCCGCTGATTCTATGATTTGATGCGTTTCTTCAATTTTTGATAAATAATTATTATACTCTTCATATTCCCCAACCGTGAGCAGGCCTAATAATTTTGAATGTTCTATGTTTGTGATCTGATATAACTTATTTTCAATAACTACTTTTATTCCTTTTAATTTTGCCATATTTCCTCTTTTTATCCTGCTATTTTCTGCCCGGCAGGACTCGGACAAAGTTTGTTAATTATTTTTTAATATGTTTTTTCTTTTGTACATCTACGCATTTAGAACAAATATAAGTTAAGTCAATGTTTGCATCTTTCATTTTTAAATATTCTATTACTGTTATACTGTTTCCATTGCACTGATGAGATTTGCAAATAATATTATTTGTTGATTCGGAATATAAATGAGTTTTCATTCTCTTTCTCCTGTTTTTAAATTTATTTAATCTCTCTAATAGATATATTATAAAAGACCATTATAAAAGTCAAGTAAAAAAGATAAAAAAGTTAAAAAAGATTGAATTTTTTTATAAAAAGTAAGAAAAAAAGCTATTATAATCAGCCGGAAGTATATTTATTATAATTGAGAGGATAATAATGCGTAAACTTGCTAACAAGCTACCTAAAAAGAAAAGGGGCGGAGTAATAGTTAAAAAAGCAGATAAGCGGGATAAGCG